CGGCATGGGCATCGGCATGATCATCGACCCGATGTCGGCCGATGCACCCAGCGGCACCCAGACCGGCGATCTGGAGGTGACCGGCGCCAAGCGCGGCACGGTGCTCAAGGAGCTGGAAGGCGCGGGGAAGATCACCGGCACCATCGTCTGGTATGCGGGCAACCGGTCCGAAGAGGTCAAGGCGGAGAGCAGCGGAGGTAAGAAATAATGGGCGGCGGCGGCAAGGGCGGCAGTTCCAGCCAGGTTGTGGGGTACGAGTATTTTCTGTCGTGGGCCCAGGTGCTCTGCAAGGGGCCTGTGGGCGCGGTGCTGGCGGTCTACAACGGAGACGAGCAGCTCTGGTGCGGGTGGGGCCGGAGAACGGCGGAGAACGAGGCCACCGGCATCGCCATCGAGACCTTCGACGGCGAAAAGATCCAGTTTTTCTTCGGCTCGGAAACCCAGGAGCCGCCGCAGGCCATGATCGATCTGCACGTGGCCGAGGGCGGGAACGCCGACCACCTGTCGGGCTACAAGGGCACCAGCTACGCCTATTTCGACGACTACAAGATCGGCAACTACAACCGGGCGCCGAGCATCTCTTTCGTAGTGTTGAAGCAGCCCTACCCGGCCGGGGCGTTCGACGTCAACCTGGCCTACACGTTGTACCGGCTCATGACCCGGATGTGCAAAATTCCGCAGGAGGACATGGACGTGGATTCGTTCACGGCCGCGGCAGAACAGCTGCCCGAGTCCCTGGGCGGCAGCATCTTATACGACACCTACCAGTCCGGATCATCGTATGCCGAGACGATCCAGTCGCACATCGATGCGCAACTGATCTTCACGGCCGAGGGCAAGTTCGCCATCCAGCTGCTCACGGCGGACACGCCCGCGGACGATCTGCCCGAGGTGACGGACGCCGACCTGGTCGAGGATGCGGAGATCGGCAGCGACACCTGGAACGACATCATCAACGTGATCCAGGTGCAGTACCCGCGACGGTACCCGCAGTGCGACTGTGAAGACCCGCCTCCGGTGCTGTCCCGCGTGGCTTGCGATTTACTGAAAGCGTTCAATGCCCGGATCACCAGCGTTGCGGAGAGCGGAACCCAGCTCAATATCGACGTGGCCTCATATACTGAGGACGGCATCGACACGCCGATGGAGCAGTACGACTGCGTCGGCGGCAAGGTGATGTTCGGCGGGGTGCTCAAGACAATCACCGGGGCAACCGCCTCTTCCATCACGATCAGCGCCGCATTTGCCTCCGATCCGGTTGCAGGCGACCAGATCGCCGTGCAGACCGTCGAGGTGGCCGATGAGCTGACCGGCCTGTGGCACATAGCGGACGGGAACTATCCGGTCCGGATTCAGCGCTCTCTGGAAGGTGCGTCCGGCAGTGAGGGCGCGTGGGCCACCGTGGCGGAGGTTTCCGCGGCGGACTTTGTTCTGAGCTGTGCCATTCCGGACTGTATGACCTATTATTATCGCGCTATTGATCGATGTGATTATGACTGCTGTCACGCTGCGGGCGATGAAGTGGCGGCGGAGACTTCAGCTTGTGCCAGCGCCACTGCGGGCTGCGTGGCGGACGTGTTTGCCGGGGCTGATCCGATGGCTTGGGGCAGCAATCCGGAAACCATCGGCGCCGGCGCTACGGTGAATATCTCCATCACCGGCGGATATCCGCCGTTCACCTGGTCGTTGACCGGTACCGGATACAGTCTGGGTGCTACGCATACGCTGGGGCGCACCAATACGCTGACCGCGCCTGCTACGTGTTCTGCTGCTTATGCCACGGTGTCTGTTGTGGATGCGTGTGGTGACGTTATTGCCAGCGATTACGAGGTTCTCTGGCTCAATGGAGGTTGGAGTACAGAATCCACCTCAGGTTGCGTGTTGAGCGGGACTGCTCAATATATGATTGGAGCACATAGCACGATCTGTGTGGCGATATCTGGAAGGTATAAGCAGATCCAAAATACCTATGAGGGTGAGCAGCCCGCATGTGGTCCGCCTGATTATACAGTCGATCCTTACTGCGATGCGTACATGGCGGATAATCAGGCTGTATGTTTATTGTCCCTCTATGACCATGATCGGGTGGCTTGTTATTGGGACGGATCTGGATATGGAGGGATATGTGAAACTAAATACGGACCGGCTTATTATTATATATGGGAGTGCCCATGAAAGAGCTTATTGACAAAAAACTGGCCGCTTTTGGATATGGTAAGATTCGTGATCTGATGGAAATTGCTAAGATTCTGGAAGCCGAGAAAATTACTTTGTCTGACCTGATTAAGTGGATTGATGAGCAGGAAGCGGCGGCCAAGCAGGCAATCAAGGAAGATGCGGAAAAGATAGGTCGGGTATTAAAAAAGTTTGCCGTCTGCCCTGACTGTGGCGCACAGATGGAATTGCAGGCAGTAATGGGTGGTGCAATTCGTACCCGATTTGCCTGCACTAAATGCGATCTGGCACTGGACTCAACTGATCCGCCGTCCAAGTTTATGCAGCGATTCATAGCCAAGGAGAAGGAAGAGGATGCTGAGAAACCTGATACGAAAAAACAAAAATGAACCTCCGAATCCAGGAGCGGTAAAGAAGCCGATCCGCAAAGCCACGGTACAGCCTTCTGCCAGTAAAGTGGCACAGCCGAAAGCGGATGCACCTTGCCCTTCCTGTGGCAGGGAATTGAAGTACAGAGCGCCTTGCTGCAAATCCAAACAGGCGTGGTGGTATTGCTCTTGTGGATATAAGGTACCAGTCGCATGATGCACATAATTACTTTGTTGATATTGGCACTTGCTGCCGAAGCACTGACCAAGCTGATTCGGGATGCTGAGATATTTGATGTGCCAAGAGCGTGGATTTGCGCCAGAAGCAAGTGGATGAATGCACTGCTTACCTGCGGATACTGTATTTCAGTATGGTCGGCGGCCATCGTGCTGGGCCTGATGGCATACTTCCATGCGCTGGTACTGCTGCTGGCGCTGCATCGGCTGTCCAATGTGCTCCATGACTTGCTCGGGATCATTGTCGCCGACAAGATCGCCCGGAGGATGCACCGTGATTAATTTTATCGACGACGTGGTGATCGCCAAAGATCCTGCCGGGCAGGAGCTTTCCCGAAGCCGGGCGGAAAAGACCGTGAAAGCCGCGCTGTTCCAGACACCGCCGCAGGCCACGGAAATTGCCCGGAGATATCTGGCGGCCAACGGCTGGCCGGCAAAGCAGATCCAACTCCCGGTAAAGCGTTCCCAGTTCCGGCTTCAGCCGGGCGATCCGTTTGTTTACTCTTCTGTGCGGTATGGCATTACAGGTGTCGTGTATCGCGTGGCCACCGTGTCCGAAGAGGGCCTTGAGTCCGGCAATATCACAATCAATGCGGTGCTGGACTATCGGTACATCTCCACCACCCCGCTGCAGGTGATCACCAACGAGATTGTACCGCCTGTCGTGGTCAAGATTCTGGATGCCTTGACCGAGGTACGTGTGCTGGAGCGCCCGTACCCCGGGACCGGCACTGAGGATATGTACCTGGTGCCGCTGGCCGGTCGTGAGTCAGAGAACATGACTGGCTACCGGATTTATACATCGCTGGACGGCGTGACCTATGCCTTGTCGGGGGTTTCCACCAGCTTTGCCGTGGTCGGCGAGCTGACCGCGGAATACACCGAGGACACCTATGAGATTGATGATATCACTGGTATTTATCTCACGATAGCTATAGACGCCTCATATATTCAATCAATATCCCGAGCACAGATGTTTGGGTTAATGAATCTGGCTATGTTGGGCGATGAATTAATTAGCTTTCAGACGATTACTCCTACTGGAGTTACGAATGAATATCACTTGACTGGGGTTATTAGGAATCGACAGGATACCGAACGTGATACTCATGCAGTAGGCACTAAATTATACTGGATGGGTCGAGGGGCACCGTCAGTGCTGATGGATTCATCTTTAGTGGGTGTTACAAGATGGGTGAAGTTGGTTCCTTATAATGCTAAGAGGTCTGGCTTACTGGAAGATGCTACGCCACTGGAGATTACCATTGCTGGCAGAGCACGAAAGCCTTATCGGCCAACCAATTTGAAAGCTAATGGCACTGGGATTAATCCTTACTATTCAACTGATGTGGCGCTGACTTGGCAGCCACGCCTTCGTACAGAGGGCGCTGGATTCAGCGATGCTGATAATGTAACAGATGCCTCCCCAACTTGGGAAGGGTATTTCCGAGTAAAAGTCTATGTAGGTACGGTGTTGAAGCGGACCACTTCAGCTATTAATGCATTGACTTGGACTTATACTGAAGCAATGAATCTTGAGGATAATACTTCATTGGCAGATGTGGTGACTTTCCGATTGACCAATTACCGCACCCTTTCCGGCATTGAATACGAATCAGCTTATACTGAATTAGTGGTGGAGGAAGAAGTATGACTGTAACTGCAAAGTATGAATTTGAGACTTTATCTTACGGCACTGTTGGCTGGAATGCTTTACTGACCACGTTGATGAATCAGTTGGAAACATTCCTACCGACTCGAACCCTGGGCACGCTTGGGGAAACCGTTGTGGCGTATGAGGCATTGTATGTAGATGCTGCGGACGATCAGTATTACAAGGCCAAAGCAGATGGAACGCACTGGCCTTGTATCGCCATAGCAGTTGAGGGTGGTGACGATGAGGACGAAGTAAGGCTGCATCGTCATGGGATTATCACCAATGTGTCGTGGACGTGGACACCTGGAGGCTTGATTTATCTATCTGCGGCGACTGCCGGAGAATTGACTCAGGTTGATCCCGGAGTAGGTGCCCGGCAGATTGTCGGCATCGCCGATACTGCTACAACAATATTTTTCACGCCATACCTTGGGGATGTCAACTGGGAGAACACGACCGTAGTGGATGTCCCAGTTAAGGAGGAAAACACCTCGGCGATTATTATTGGCCAGCCGGTGTATGTCTCGGGTGCCGCGGATGCATCAACACTGAAGATTGGGCTGGCGCAAGGGACTGTTGCCGCCAAAACTCAGTGCATAGGTATTGCTGCCGAAGCGATCTCCCAGAATGCCACAGGCACTGTGAGATATCATGGTTTGCTGACTGGCATAGATGCCACTAAGGGAAATGCTGTCAATCCGAATTCCGAAGACTGGGCAGCCGGTGATGAACTGTGGGTGGCTTCCACTGCGGGTGGACTTACCAATGTTCAACCTACTTCCGGAACACGCATTTCCGTTGGGTTTGCGATGGAGGTGGAGAGTGCGGATATGAGTATTTTTATCCGCATCCGTATTGAGTCGTTAGACCTTGAAGCGGTGTCCATTACTACCGAAACCGTGGAATTTAAAACCGGGCTGGCGGATGCCGAGTATTCAGGCATTGTGGAAGATGGGACCGCTGGAGCTGCTTTATCATTCGGTGAACTGGTTTATCTGGCTGTGGCGGATAGTCGATGGGAGAAAACGAAAGCAGATGCCGTGGCAACGTCCGCAGGAAAGCTCGGGATGTGCGTGTTGGCAGCTGCCAGTGATGGGGACCCTACAAAGATTCTATTGTGGGGCAATATCCGGGCAAACAGTCAATTCCCTTCATTAACTGTGGGTGCTCAGGTATTCATCGATGCTGCCACTGCAGGAGTTATTACCAATACGGCTCCCAGTGGTACCGAAAATTTTGTGGTTCGAGTTATTGGATTCGGCAATACGGCGGATGAATTGTTTTTCTGCCCGAGCCCTGATTACTACGCATTGAATGGGAGTTAAAGATGGGCTTTCCTGACGGCTGGGGCTTCTACAAAACCCGCAACATCAAGCGAGCCAGCGGCGCGTTAAGCAACTGGCAGGCGCGGCTGGTGATTGCTGAGGGGTCGAGTGATGTTATTGGGTCTGAATTGGTTACGAATGGCGACGGGGAATCAACTACCGGATGGACAACGTATCAATGTTCTGTTGCCAGTGTAGATGGCGGGTATAGCGGGAAGTGCTTTCAGGTTACAGATGCTGCGGCGTCTGGCTCAAATCAGATTTATCGCGACATCACATCGCTGGTAACGGTCGGCAAGCGGTATCGACTGTCTGGATATGTCAAAAGTGGTACGTCTGGCGATGAATTATACAAATTTGCCGTACATGACAGTGTGTGGGGATGGCAGGAGTACATATTAGGCACGTCCTCGTCTGAATGGGTATATGTCTCGAAAGATTTCATTCTCACACAGACCGCAGCAACGATCCGGATCTCCTTCCTGAAAAATTCTTACACAGACGGCACCATGCTGTTCGACTCAATCAGCCTCGTCGAAATCGCAGACATCACGCTTGGGGGGCACGCAAAAACAGACTTCGGAGACCTGAGATTTTCCAATTCAGCCAACGGCCCGCTGGACTATTTTATCGACCACGTTGACGGCACGACCCCTAACCAGGCGGCCCATATAGACGTTGAAATTGACTCCGTTGCCACCAGCGACACGCAGATCAAAGTCTGGTACGGCAATTCCTCTGCAACGAGCGAGAGTAGCAGCGCGAATACGTTCATCCTTTTCGACGATTTCGAGCGCGGCAATGACGGCGATGCTGTTGGCGGGGATTGGACAGTATCTGCCGGAACCTGCGAGATCGACACGGCGCAAAAATACGCCGGAACAAGATCGTTCCGGGCGGTCGGATCTGTGGGCGGAGGTGGATTAGCGACTATCCCCATGACCGCAGCCAGCGGAGAGTACGCAATTCAGGTGTGGATGCGGAAGCAGGATGCGGCATGGGCCTCATTGCTGGCGCACGGGGACGGCGCTAAACGACTGAGCCTATTTGCAAACACCAGCGAAGATATCACTACCCATGACGGCAGCACATATAACGATACGGGCGCGAACAGCACAAACGACACATGGCAGCTATACGAGGTCAACAACATCGATTTTAGCGCCGGGACTTTCGATGTTTACCAAGATAATTCCCTGATTAAGTCCGGCGCAACAATGGCAACCAGTAGCGCCAATGAGGACAACATCCGTATTGGTTGCGGATCGTTTGCCGCCGATGTCTGG